TTTTTTCTAATTCTAAGGTTCAGTAATCAACGTGGAGTTTTCCTTTACGCATTAATCCGTTAATCATCCAGACCAAAGCATCCACGCAGTCGTCATGACTGCTGACACCAAAGTTTGTTAGCTCTTCAAACATTGCGGTGAAGTTGCGATACCGATTAAAAATGAGTTTGCGGTCTTCAAACAAACCCATGCACCCACGGAAGCGTGCCAACTTATCAGCGCGGAATCCTTTGACGGGATGCCAATTCAAGTTGTAAAGGCTCTCATTGGTTAAACACACGCGTTTAAAGTCAGCCTCCAAGGAAGCCTGGTATTGCACTGCTTCTGAATAGATGTCGCACGTTGAATATGTTGGGTAGTAGTTGCCATTCTCATCTTGTCCAAGGATGTTCCAATCATTGAGAAGTTCTTTGAGAGCATCAAGTTTCTCAAGGTTTCCCATGACACGTAATCGACGATAGTCGATGACATGAATACGATCTCCAATGCGCCCACCCAATACCATGACGGTGTAGTCATTCTTCTCTTTGGTGCCTGCAGATAAATCAACGCCTACCGCAAGACAATCAAATTCAGTTGCAATCTCCGCTTTAACAATCAGCTCTGGTGCCAGGGACAATTCGTTTTGTCTGACAACTTGATTCATGTACTGAAACGAGAAAGCAATTGGTGCTTGTCGTTTCTTTTCTTTCAAGTAGTCAAGTGACCACATGTCAGGCCAATACGATACTTCTTCTCCCGTTTTGGGATCAGTAAGGATGGCTGATAACACAATCTGAAGCCAGTTGTTTTGTGTGTTAAATGTCGTTGCATGAATGTCATCATGTCGGAAGCGAGTACCAAGGCATATAGCCCTAGCACCTTCAAACATGGTGGGTGCAATCACAGCATTCCAGTTGTCCTGCATCTGTTTACGGATGTCAGGGTTGGAAATGTCTGCGGCAGATTTAATAGCGTCATCAATGATTACTAGGTGTGAACGCTTGGAGGTCACTGAGCCTTTGAGACCTGCAGCACAGAGTGTGAATTGTTCTTCACCCGTTGTATCAATGCCAGCAAACTTGTGATCGATTGACCAGTACTCATTACTGGTTACGTTCTTGAGAAGACGTACTGTTGGAAAGACTTCTTGGTACCGCTTGCTTTCAATGATGCGTTTAATGGTTGCTGACTTAGAGCGTGCGATGTCAACCGTATAGGAGAGATAAAGAATCTGCAGTGGCTTTTTGGCTTGTGTATGAAGACCAATAGCCCATGCCGTGAACAAACCTAAGATTGTGGACTTAGCAGATCCACGTGGTGCCAGAAGATCAACATTTGGTCCTGCAATTTTTAAAAGACACGCACTATCTTCGCCTGTAACAAAGTGACGATGCCATTCTTTGTGATGTTGTGCCGGAGGTTTATCGGCTACGTAATCACAAAAGTATCCGAAATCTTCTCTTGCTTTCTTTAATGACTCAAGGTTACGTGGTACACGTATTTGTTGCCTACGTGCAGCAGCTTGCGCGTTACGTCGATATGCAAGATGTTGATATGCAGGCACAATAAGTAATCAGCTAATAACTGAATACTACTTCATTCGTTGACGTTTTTGTTTTTCTTCTTCTGTGCTTGGTACTGGCGTGCCTTTTCCAGTGCTGCTTGGTGCTTGTCTTTGTCCGACATTGGGCTGTTGTCCTGGTTGCGGGCTTCCCGTTCCTTGAGGTGCGCCAGGATTTGAGGGAGCTGTTGGCGATTGGTTTCCATTCTGTTCATTACGTGTTTCTGCAACTGCACTCAATACTTTGGCACCTTGCGCTGCAGGACTTTTAGCTTCACCGCCAATGGGTGCTCCTTGTAATTCACGGCGTCCACCAAAACGATTACGATTCTCTTGCAATCTTTGTACAGCCGCACCAAGACTACCAGCAAGGATTGCGTCGTTACCTTGGTCTGTAGTTGGTTGTGGTGAATTCATCATATGTGTATTTTAACTTAACTGTCTTCGTATTGCATTTTGGCCCAGATACTCATGGACGCTTCTTCCAAGGGGATTTCAATTGGGTCATCCTTAAAGATGATTTGTAATTCACGTAGGGCACGATCTGCACCAGCCATTAGCAATCCTTTGCGGTCACGGCTAGACGTGAATAGTTCAATCTGTGCAATGGTGCCACGTAATTCTTTTTGCATACCAGCGATACGTGCCACGCCAGCATCACGTTTAACGACACCGTTATCTACGTCTTCTCGTAACTTGCGAATATCTTCCTGCATCTCCTCAATTTCGTAGAGGAGTTTCTTGCGATGATCAGGCTTTTTGTAATGGGATTTAACCCATAGATCACATGCAGAAATACTACCGCCATAGCCAAGAAACCTGGCATAGAGATAGCATTCAATTACCGAGAAAGTTTCTTCGGCAAAACTACAAAATGCATCTTGATCTGAAGATGTTAAGTTGTCGACCCATTGGTCAAACAACTCAATATCGATAGCCTCGTTGCGCCTGGTTGTAGTCTCGGGCTTCTTCGGTGTCTTTGTACTGCTGGGCTTGTTCTGCAGAAGTGCGTTGTTCTGACGCACCTTTGCCGATGGTTTCGCGTTCTTGGGTTCCAGCATCTTCTAATTTTTTCTTGGAGAAACTATAAGCCACTTCAGCGGCCTGTCGATATTTGTCAATATCAAACGGGTCGTCCTCAGTTGTTTTATTGACTTGGCCGGGAGGCAACGTTGTCATGGCTTATAGCTGCCTCAAGATCAGAAGTTGGACATCATGCTAGCGAGACCCTGTTGGAAGATGTCACGACGACCTTCCACAGACTTCTGGCGTTGCTGACGACCTTTCGATGCTTCAAGACGCTCCAGGAGCTTCTCAAAGTTGTTAAGGTCAAAATTAGTTGCGGAATCAGTACCGGTATCGGTAAGAGCGTTGGTCATTCTTTATAACCCAATGTGTAGGTATCTAATTATTATAAACAGACTTAACCAAAGGCTAAGCCCAGTAGGCTATACATTCTCGAAGTGTTATCCATTCGAGAAATATCTTTATCTGCTTGCGCCCTGATGCCCATAACTGCTTTATCGGCTTCGCCTTTTGCTTGGATTCCTTTAAGGGAATAGCCGCCTTCAATTTCGGCCACATCTCTTAAGCCGGCTGCAACAATTTTTTGTACCTCAATAGCCTTTTCTTTGTCGGCAGTACTGGCAAATTTACGCCAGCGCTCTTCGCTGTCGTCCGAATAAAAAGAACGTTTTGTCTCTGCATCTTGTGCATAGTCACTTTGTCCTCTTTGGATCTTTGCAACCTCTTCTAAAGATTTTCCTCGAATTGTTTCGCTTTCAGTTGCAGTCTCTTTTTGAATGCCGCCAACAACAATATCTCTATAAGCTTGCCACTCAAATGGATTGGCCCCTACTGGTGGATCTGGTTTACCATCGCTATCCTTGTCTGCCCCATCGTACGCTACCTTGGGGTCTTCTTTTTCTTCTGTAGGTTGATTTAATACATTTTTATTGGCAATAAAATAATCCTTGGCTTTAGGGTTAAGACGATATCCTTGATCCGCAATTCTTTCTTTTAGATCCGGTAAAGAAGTAGTTGGGTTTGCGGCAACAATTTCTTTAAATAGCTTTTGGCCAACCTGTTGATTTGGTACGTCATAACGCACTTGTCCTACGCGGATTTGCGGAGTTTTTGTTTTTTCTTTTTCTTGTTGGTATGTTTTTGATGCAGCCGCTGCGTTTTTGCCTTTATCTTTATTTGGCATGATTAAACTCCTTATACGTATTTTGCTACAGCTTTTGATAAAATGCTGTTTGAGATGTCGCCGTATCTACCTGTTAGTTTACCAGAGGCATCTCTTTCTGCTGCACCAAAGATATCAGAAAGCATCTGCTGATTAGGTGACATTACTTTACCGCTGGCAATCATATTAGATTTTAGTAAATCACCAAATGCTGCAGCACTTCTTATTTTTTGCGCTTTGGCTTGATCTACAAAGCTGTCGTACTCCTCAGGTGTAAACCCGATGCCTTGTGTGCCAAATAAACCTTTTGCTGTAGCTTGGTAGTTATCACCGTAATAGTCAATCGGCTTTTTATAGCTTCTAGCTAAACGTTTGTCGATAAACTCAGGATTGGTGTAACGGCCTTCGAGTCCTTCAAGATATGATTCAAATGCTCCTCGATCACCCCCTTTTAAATAACCCTTGGCTTTGGCAATAGTTCTACGTTTTTCAAGAGGAGAAGCTTTTACTTGATCAAACGCATATTGCTGGAGTTCTTCTTCCCTTGGAGTTAAACCGTATTCAAGAGCATCCCCACCGCCACCAAAACCGCCTGTAAGTCCACCAAATAAAGCGCCTGCTGCTGCGCCCCAGGGACCACCAATCGCCATGCCTGACGAGGCACCTTGCATAATACCGCTACCAGCTCCCGCAAGGTTAAAGCCTGACATAATAACTACGCTCTCTTTCTCACTATTTTAAGGTGTGTATGTTTAAGTGTTTAGGAAACCGCCAAAGCGCTGGTCTAAAAACTTACCAGCTAAATTACCTAAATTCATCGTTCGAGTTTCGGCCCGTAATTCCGGATTATTTGTACGCAAGCTTCCAATAATAAGAGGGATTCTAAACGAATCAGTAATGTACTTATTACGTTCAAATAAATCAGAACCAAAGGTGGCATCCCGCATGTCTGCCATGAAATCAAGATAGTCTTGACCCGCTTTAGTTCCTTGTTGATTACCAAACGCTTGGATACCCATATTGGCCAAGTTACCAAGGCCTTGTACAGCGCCCCAAGATAAACCGCCACCTCCAAAAGCATTGGTAGCTGCACCACCGCTGTAATCAGCTGTAGCTCCACCACCTAAATTAAATCCCGGAGCACTTCCGGCAAGTGGACTTCCTCCAAAACTTCCAGTACCTACGCCATACTTTGGGTCTAGGAAAGCAGGATCAATGGAGCCAAAATAAGAAGACATCGTATTTCCTCAGACGTTAAATTTAAGTAGACTGCCGCCGGAATCTTGGAACCGTTTGGTTCTATTGGCTCGCATTTCTTCAATCACAGGATTGATGAAGTCAAACTTACGTGCCATCGCCTCGGCATAAAGCTGCGGCAACTTTTGCTGCATGGCAAAAATGTGACCCTTCATTGCACGCTCAGATGCTTTGTCCGCTAGTTGATTCATTGGATCAACATAAGCTTGTGCTTGCATACCAACAACACGAGGATCCTGGGAAAGCGATGTCTGCATTTGTTGGTTTTTAATCAGATTCATTGCCACAGACATTGGATCTTTTGGATCAATTGGAGCATTGGTTCCATACAGATCTTGATACTCTTTGACAATGTCTGAATACCTACCAGCAAGATTTGGATTCCCGCTGCCTTCTCCTGAAGTAGTGCGCCAATCGCCATAAGGTTGGCTCATGAACCCACCTTGGCCCCCTCCTCCGAATAACCCACTAAGTGCGCCTAACATAATCAGTACCTATTAGAAAGTAATGTTGGGAGCTTGAAGGACTGAGTTAGCGTAGGGTGCAGCAGTCATCATTGCACGGAGATTCGCACCTGCTTGTGTTTGTGCTCCAAGGGCTAGCTTACCCGTTGTTGCCATACTACCAAGCATTGCAAAGTTTTGACCCATGGCATTCATGATTTGCTGCTGACGCACAACATCATTATTGCGTTGTTGTTCAATCAGTGGCGCCATTGCTTGTAGATTTTCTCGGTCTTTATCAACCATGTAGCCATAAATGTCTTTGACTCCTGCACGTTCTGCATTCATCATTTGGATTTGGCCTTCGTTACCAATCTTACGCAGTTGCTCTAAGCGACCTAACTGTGTAGAGAAAGCACTAGGATCTCCTTCGCCGGTTTTCCGTTGACGATCCTTTTGGATAGCTGCAGTTGTTAACTGTTGTGTTCCTAAACCAAGGAGTGGCGCAACCATTTGCAGAATTGCACCTTTACCACCGCCAACAGAACGACCCGCCGCACGTGTTAATGCAGTAACACCTAAACCTGCAGCGGCACCACCGCCGACAGCATATGGGTTACCGCCTTCGGTGTAATCCTGGAAAGCGGCAACAGCAGGTGCTAAATAACCAAGTCGTCCAATATTTCGTTTGATCGGATCACCTTCTTTTAAAGCACCGCCAAGTAAATCGCTGG